GTGAAGACATCGCATTTGTCCCAACAAGATTGGCCAAACAAGAGTTAGAAGCCCGCCTTAAGATGCTTAGCAAAATGAACAGTGTCTACACCAACCATGCTGGACTACTTTATGCTTTGCGCGACGCCGCAGGGAAGCATAAAGGCGCAAAACTCTGGCTAGACGAAGCGTTCTTGCAATTTCCCGGCTCAGCCTTACTTGCGGCCACCGCGCTTGAAGTCACCGCCATTGTATTCGTCGGTGACTCGAAGCAAATCCGCGCGAAAGATTTTCTCGGCGCCGGCACCGAAGTACTAACACATCATTTTCTCAAAGCAGGGAAAATAAAAGAGCTAAAGAATAACTACCGCAACCCGCCGCAAATCGTAGAGATGCTAAATCGTAAATTCGGTTATGATATGGTAGCTAAGTCAAAAGTTGTTGGCAGTATGGAGACTGAGTCCTTTGATAACTTTGATGCTTTCTTTGCCGATCAAGGACAACGCCGTTTCGACAATGGTTGGCGCTTCCTAACTTTCACCCAAGAATTGAAAAATCGCTTCATCAATCATGGTTACCATGCAAACTCAATCCACGAGTTCCAAGGCGCCTCCGATCGACGCACAGCAGTCATAGTAACCAATGATTTAGATCAGAATTTCCTCGATGATCTAGGATACTTCATCGTTGGTTATTCACGCAGCACCGAAAAACTCTTGATTTGTAAAGTCATCGTCGCGGATGGCGTCGAATTCCGGCAAATCAAGGTCGGTAACATCGACCTCGAGGCTCTAACCGACCTCTTCAGCCCTGTAGCCTGCATAATGGCGACGCCAGTCGAGCGCATCGTCGAGTTACCTTTTGGCGACCGCAACGTCAGCTTTAATGTCAATTTTTCAATGAGTGATATCGCTGACGTATTTGACAGTTATTGGTATGCGGCGCACCCATACACACATCACATCCGTTCAGTTTACAAGACGCGTGTCCCGACGAGCGCCGAGGAGATCCGCATTCGACCACAACTCATAACCGAGATCGAGAATGAGATTGACGTCGCTAGCTTCGGGGATTATTGTTATCTAGCCGACCAGAACGGTGCGTCTGCACTGGCAATGATCGAAACCTTCATAACGCGAAATGGTGGTGCACGCATTCTCATCGAAAGGGGTCGCGCTATGCAAATCGCACACGTGGTTGTCAATCGAACACGTAAACGCTTGTTCTCGACAGACATCACTCCGTTGAGCCTTGATGAGTTGTCGCTCGGCTTTGAGCGATTCGTGCGAAAAACATTAGAGCGGGGTAAATCTGCGCATTACATCAATGCTGAATTAACGAACATCGGGCGGCTAGAAGCATTTATGAAGACCCAGCTAAAGTCTAAGTGGGAAGCCACCCGCGAGAATTTTGAATCGATGTACGAGTTTGCTCAATCAGACGTCTTTGGCATGGCGATGGAAGGGAAGGCTGGTCAAGGTGTTATCGGGTGGAGCAAAGCCTTATGTTTCGTGTTTGCATCCTGGATCAATGCAATTGAACAAAGATATCTAAAAGAGTTGAAACCGTGGGTCGTCTACGCGACACAGCTCAGCGAGAGTGAAACGGTTGGGAAGATCAATCACATATTACGCGTCTACAAGAAATGTATACTGGTAAAAGGGGATGATGTTGCGATCGTTTACACGGATGAAATGGCCGGATGCGCGCGATCACTTGGGATGCTTCAAAATTCGATTCAACGCAAGCGTCAGCCGTCATGAGCGCTCAAGCACTGGTAATGAGTAGATACGGCATGCCCTCAAAACTCGTTGGCTACTACTACAATTTCATGGAAGATAATCATATCCGTAGTCTTGGTCGTGTGCTCGAGATGACGTTGCATTTCTGCCGTCATAGTGGTGGCTACGAAACACTCTGGGGCAACACAAATCACAGTCTTAATATGATCGCCCTGTGCATTGACATCGATGAGGCTGGTGATTGGCGAAAAGCACGCTTCGATAAGCAAGGCTTGCGGATGATGAAAGCAGCGCTTGGAGCTGAATTGAAGGTGAAAGAAGGTGACATTGGTGATTTCATCGGATATATCATTCAAGATTATAGCCTGCGCCCTGATATTTTCCGCCTCGCCGCTAAGGTGATTGGACGACGTTTTAGTCTCGGCTCAGACGTTAGCGCCGCGCAACGCGAAAATTACTTCGCCGATTATCCTGAGTTGAGGAATGCCCGTCAAGCCGGCATGCTTTCATTATATCACAACGTCGCCGAATACCAGAACGCTGTCTTCGATCGATTAAGCACAATTCGTACTGAAGATGATCGAGTTAAAACCATTCGTGCGAACGCCAGCTACTACATGCCGAATGTCGCCGCACAAGAAGCGCATGCGAAAGTCGGACTCATTCTCGACGCGCTCGCTACGTTCGCGCAAAGGCGTTACACTTCGATATATTACAATGAATTGCGTCGACGGATCAAACGCATGCACTTCCTCCCGATTGAGAACGCAGCTGACGGTGGTGACCAATCGCATATCATCATTGACAACGAATCCGCGGGACGCTTCATCGAGGATCTCAGGATGATAGACCGAGTCGTGCGCCCAGTTGAAGAATACAATTACGTCGTTGACGACGGTTGGCGATTTACCTTAAAAGAACGAATCGTACGCGCGGCTGAGGCTGTTATCCGCCCCTTTTGGCTGAGGTTGCTCGATGCCGTTGACGCACGCATTCGTCGTTCGCGTTTCGCGACGAAACTTTGGTGGCTAACCTGGCTGATCAACAAAGTCCGACCAAAACAAGATGACGCCGCACTCGAACCTGTCGCATACGATGATGAAGATGAAGAGTCAAATCAAGGCGACGCGAACATCAACCAAGCGTTGAACGTCGAAGAAGAAGATGTCGCTGGCAATGCGGCGCTTGAGGCGGCCATTGGCATCGTCGATTACTATGAAGCGACTGAGGCGCGAGTCAACAATTGCCTTAAAGCTGACCCTAACTGCACTAAAATCTTTGCAGATTTCCGTGGCGTTAAAAAGTACGAGAGTGGCGCTGCCTATAAACTTTTGGATTGCCTAACAGAAGAACAAGAAGAATTGTTTGCATTGGAAGGAAATGCTGTAACTGTCTGTGACATAGGTTGTGGACCTGGCGGTTGCACACAAGTCTTCTGTGAATATCCAGGCATCAATCGAGTCATCGCAATCAATGCCCCACATGAATATCCGGGGAGCGTTAAAATGCGATATATGAATCCCAAAATCGATTTGCGCCAAGTTGACGCAGCAACCTTGACGACACTTCCCGAGGCTGACTATTACTTTAGTGATATTCAGAACTTGCCA